CTGAGGATATAGTACAAGAATTATTTATACAAATACATTTAGATGTAGAGAAAGGATTAGACCTTTGGTATAATGACGACATCAACACTTACTACTGTTATAAAGTTCTTAGGGGAATATATTTAAATACACACAAGAAAGAGGCTAAGTTTCTTAAGACTTACATAGAGGATATAAACGGAGAGATAAAAGAAGTAGAGGACTTAGGTATAGATGAGGTAGAATATGCTAAACGTAAAGACAATATAGATGAAATACTAAAAGAGATGTATTGGTATGACTCGAAGGTATTTAGTTTAGTAGCTTCTGGTAAAAGTGTAGCATCACTAAGTAGGGATACTAAGATAAGTTATTACAGTCTATACAACACTTACAGGACAGCACTTAAAAACATAAAAGACAAATTATGAATAAACAAATAGCAAAAGAACTTAAGGTCTTTACTGATGAGGTATGTAAAAGATACTCTTATAAAGACAGACCAAACAACTTTAACAATGAAACTTTTAAGGTACAAGAAATAATACCTACAAGCGACCATACAGCTACAGTTATATATGAGAAAAACACAGGCAAGAGAGCAGCGTTTTTTTTCTATTACATACCAGCCTTTAAAAAATGGAATTACTATGTACCTACAGACAGTCATATAAACGGAATGAGTTGTTTTGCAAATCAAAAAATAGAAGTAGAAAGACATAATTATAAATACAATTTCAAATGAGATTAGGAGACTTGGTATATTATATTACTTACTACACAGGTATTAGGTATATATGGAAAAAGATAAACCCAGACTGTGGATGTGATAAACGCAGAGATGAGTGGAACGATATAGATTTAGACTTATGGAAATAGAACACAGAGAACAATGGAAGCAGTTTAAAGCTGAGGTTAAAGGAAAACTAACAAGAGAACAATATAAGCTCTTATGTCAACTTCACTCAGTCTACTACAAACATAAGTACACAGAACCTTGTAGCTGTAACCCAAAAAGATTAGTTCAATGGATTAATGAAATAGATAAGATTTATGACAAAAATTAAAGACATACATAGGTGGGAGCAGTCAGTAGTAACACTACTAAACTTAGATGGTTGGACATTAAATCATACTGGAGAAGGTAGTGTAAGCTGGGATGCTGAGGGTAAAACTCCAAAATCTCAAGACTGTGTTATAGAGATGAAGTTTAGGAATAAATACTATGACACTAAGATAATAGAAAAGGCTAAGTTTGATAAACTAATAGCCACAGGAAAGGTAGCTCTGTATTTTGTAAACGACCCTAAAGGAAACTATCTATTTTGGCTAAACAACTTAAAAGACTTAGAGGTAAAGAAAATGTACTGTCCAGACACAACACTATGGGGAAGTAAAAAAGTTTCTAAGCCTTGTTATTTGCTAAAAGAAAGTGATGCAGCTATTGTGAATATCAATGAAGAAGACACAGAGCTGGGAATATGGGATAGCTATTTTAAGATGAAAGACTAAAAAACTTTGTTTATAATTTGTTTATAACATTAATTTTAATTACGTTTGTTAAAACAAAAAAATTATGCTTACACAATTAGACGATTTAAACCAAGAGTTAAAAGACATCGAAAGAACACTAAGAACAGAAGTTCCTAAAGATGTGAAACAAAAACTACTTAAGAGAAAAGAAATAATTAGAAGTATAATTTATAACATTTACTAAAAACCAAATAAAATGAAAAAGACAAAGACAGGATTACACATTGATGTAAAAGACAAAAGAATTAAAGTTTACACAGAGAAAGAACTTCAAAAGATTAGAGAGAAGGAAATGATGAGAGATGATATAGTTATTGTATTCACTCTTTCTGGATTACTTATCTGCATAGGTATTTTAATAGGTATTTCTTTATAATGACCTTACTACAAAGACAGTCTTATGTATTATGGTTTAACTTTATATCAGATAGAGTTATTAAGTGGTCTGATGCAAAACCAAAAAACAAAGACCTTAAACATTTTATACAAGGTGTTAGTGAGATAGGACAATATGTTAACCAGCTAAATATAGAAAACAAAGTACTTGAACAAAGAGTAAGTGCTGTAAGAGATAGTAAGAACCAAACTATCTTAGAGCTTAACAAACAAATAGAAGACTTAGAAAACAAATTAAAACAATATAATATATGAGTTACTTAGATTCTTATATAGATGAACCAGACGAGTTAACGGAATGTAGAACTTGTGGAACTGAAACTAATGGAGATACTTACTGCTCAAAAAATTGCTACAATTATGACACAGAATAAAATACAACTATTAGATGGAAAGCATTACGATAGAGCAGAACTGCTTAAGCGTATGGATGATGACTCCTTTTACTATGGAGAATTAAATAAGTTAGCTCTTAGTAGTAGTAGCCTTAAACAGCTTCTATCAAGTCCAAAGACATATAACTTTAGTTTGAAGTATGGCACTGCTGAAAGTCAACCCTTAAGAGATGGTTGGTTATTTCATACTGCTATATTAGAACCAGAGGTATTTGCAGCACAAACCTTTATAGATGTTCAATCTAAGAATACAAAGAAGTTTAGAGAAGCTAAAGCAGAGAACCCAAGAGTATTTACTATTAAGGAGCGTGACAACGCTGACAGGCTTGTAGATGCGTTCTATCGTAACGAACACGCTAAAGAGCTAATAACTAAAGCAGAGTTTGAGATACCAGCTATAGATAACGTATTAGGTATGCCATTCAGAGGTAAAGCAGATGTATTAGCAACTAATAGAATAGTAGACCTTAAGACTACTACAAATATAAAAGACTTTGCTTGGAGTGCTAAGAAGTATGGCTATGATGTTCAATGTTACTTATACTGTAACTTATTTAATAAAAGCTATGATGAGTTCTTCTTTTTAGCTTTAGACAAAGGCTCACTTGATATTGGTATCTTTAACTGCTCAGAACAGTTTTACTATCAAGGAGAAGAAAAGGTAGAGAAAGCTATTGATTTATACAATAAGTTCTTTATAGAGGGAAACGATTTAGATAACTATTGCTTAACAGGAGAATTATGAATGTAAAAAGCATAGACAGTTTTGAAACTTATGACTGGTTATTGAATAAGCACTATGCTAAAAGAATACCAAGTATAAGCTATGCTTTTGGATTGTATATAGATAATGTTTTAGAGGGTGTTTGTACTTTTGGGATGCCACCAAGCAGCACCCTTGCAGAAAGTATTTGTGGATTAGACTACAAAACAAATGTTATAGAATTAAATAGATTAGTTACAAATAATAACTTACCTAAAAATAGTTTATCTTTTTTTGTTTCAAATTCAATTAATAAATTATTAGGTAATAAAATAATAGTTTCTTTTAGTGATTTGAATATGCAACATTATGGCTATATATATCAAGCAACAAATTTTATATACACTGGTTTATCATCAAATACTTCTGCTTTAATTGACGAAAACGGCTTGGAGTTTCATTTTAGAAATATTGGTCATAAACAAAAATCTTTAAAAAAACAAATAAACTTAATAGATAGAATTGTCTGTAATTTGACAGACGATTTATTAAAAAAAGAATATAAAAACATTACGAATAAAAATAAATTTACTGGTCATTGCTACATTGCGAGTGAAACATATTATCATTTGTCAAATAAAAATTTAAAAGTGTATAACATAAAACACGAAAATAGTACACATTGGTTTTTAAAAGACGATAACAACAATATTATAGACATTACAAAAGACCAGTTTAAAAAACCAGTACCATACCAAAAAGCTAAAAGAGGTTTTTTTTTAACTAAAACACCAAGCAAAAGAAGTTTAAAGTTGATTGATAAAGTAATAAATTATAAATTTAAAATAGTAAAAAAAAGAATAAACGAGCATAATATTGACGCTAAATTTATAGCACAATATTTAAGAGATAAAAAAAAGTTTTTTAATTACAACAACGAAAAGATAGCAAAAGAATTAAACATACATAAGCAGAAACTTGAACATTGGTTTAGATTAGATAAAGGCTTTAGTTTTCCAAGTGTTAAGGACTGGAATAAGCTAAAAGTTTTGTTTTGTTTTGATAATGAACTTGATGCCATTATGAACAATTTTGAGTGGATACCTTGTGCAAATGATATTGAAAAAAAATTAAAATTAAAAAAAATAAATATACTTCCTAAAAATAGATATATATACTTTAAAGGTAGTAAAACCTTTAAGCAAAAATGTAAACAAAAATTAAAATTAAATATTTTAAATTACCCAAAAGGTCAAAACAAAAATTATGACGCAAGCTACAAGCCACAAACACAAATTAAAATGTTTTAAATGAAAGCTAAGAAACACACACAGATACAACGCATACTAAGACTTGAGAACATAGTAACTCAACTCTATGTAAAGGTAGAGGGATTAAAACTAATAGTAGACAAAGAAAATGAAGAAACAGATAAACAACCAAAATAATATGAGAGCAACTTATTTACATTACGAGAACGGAAAAGGCTATGATGTTATAGACTTTATAAAAGATTATGAACTAAACTTCAATAGAGGCAATATAATTAAGTATGTTTGTAGAAGTGGAAAGAAAGACGATGAGTTAAAAGACTTAGAGAAAGCAGCAGACTACTTAAAGAGAGAGATAGAATACTTAAGAGAGCAACAAGAACAATGGATAGAAAAAAATAAATAAGATGTATATAAACATAGAGGTAAAAGACACAGAAAGAAAAGACTACTATAAGTTCCTAATAAACGGAGTAAACTTAGGGGAGTGGGAGAGAAGCGAATTAAGACACTTAATTGAAGTGATAGATAACAAAATATAAATATGACATTAGAACAGTTAAAAGATATAATAGACAACGAGTATAGTTTAAATATAGCAGAAAGAAATAGGTCAAGAGAACATTCATACGCAAGAAAGGTGTATTGTAAGTTAGCACGAGATAAAGGCTTTACATTACAGTCAATAGGGGAATCAATAGGTATTAATCACGATGCTGTGTATTATCATTGGAGAACGTTTCAAACAATAGAGAATAAGGACTTGATTATATACAAAAAAGTAAAACAATACTTTAAAAACCCAGAGGTTATAGATATCAAAACACTACATAAAGCAGAGGTACAAAAATATGAAACAAAGATAACAGACTTACTAATAACTATAGACAAACTAAAGAATAACACAAGCACGACACATAAACAACAATTAGTAAATGATACAGTAAACATATTTAAAGAATGGGATGACGAAACCTTAAAAGAGTTTAAAGATACACGCTTAGACCCGTTTAACAAATCATTAAAGCACAGAGTCAAACCAAAGACAATAGAAGAAGTAAAAGGAGCATTACTAAACAACAGAGTTAAGAATCCTGTACTGTGCTAAAAAAAAGTAAAAGTGTTTATATATTAATAACTTGAATAAACAAGATATATCAAGATTTAAAACTATGAGTGAGAAACACGGAGGAGCAAGGAAAGGAGCTGGAAGACCAGCTAAAGCAGATGAAGTAAAACTAATTGAGAGATTAGATGCTATAATAGATAAAGACATAGCAGTAGGTAAATTAGGAGAGTTAGTTGTTAAGGGCGATATAAGAGCCTTACAGCTGTATTTAAGCTATCGTTATGGAAAACCTAAGGAAAGTATAGACCTCAACTCATCGGAGGGCTTAAACATCAATTTTAGAGATTTAATAAAGTTTGTTGACTAACCATTGATTGAAGTAAAAAAGAAATATCTACCTATTGTTGAAACAGACAGTAGGTATTTTATAGTAAGTGGTGGGCGTGGTTCTGGGAAGTCATTTTCAGTAAACGCCCTTTTAGTTATGCTTACTTATGAAGCTGGACATACTATCCTATTTACAAGATACACACTAACCTCAGCATACATATCTATCATACCAGAGTTTATAGACAAGCTCGAACAGTTTGGTTCTATGGAACACTTCCACATAACAAAGGATGAGATACTAAACAAAAAGACTGGAAGCAAGATAATCTTTAGAGGTATAAAAACATCAAGCGGAGACCAGACTGCAAACCTTAAATCTTTACAAGGTATTACTACTTGGGTAGTAGATGAAGCAGAGGAACTAACAGACGAGCAGAAGTTTGATACTATAGACTTATCGGTTAGACAGAAAGGAAACAAGAACAGAGTTGTATTAATATTAAACCCAACAACCAAAGAGCATTTTATATACAGACGATTCTTTGAAGACAGAGGAGTGCAAGAGGGTAGCAATATAACAAAAGACAATACTACCTACATACACACCACATACATAGACAACATAGACAACCTATCTAAAAGCTACATAGAGCAGATAGCTCAGATGCGTGAACGTAGACCAGAGAAGTACAAACAACAAATGTTAGGTGCTTGGCTTAATAAAGCTGAAGGTGTTATATTTGATAATTGGACAATAGGAGAGTTTAAAAGAACAAGCGTAAGTGTATGGGGTCAAGATTATGGATTTGCAGCAGACCCTTCTACATTGGTTGAGGTTAACATAAACAGTAGCACTAAGACCATCTACCTAAAAGAATGTTTCTACTTACAAAGACTAACTACATCACACATAGCAGACTTAAATATTAAACACGCTAAGGATGGTTTGATAATAGGGGATAGTGCAGAGCCAAGATTATTAAGCGAGATAAAAGCAAAGGGGTGCAATGTAAAACCAAGCATTAAAGGACAAGGAAGCGTTACATACGGAATAAGCCTATTACAAGACTATGACTTAGTAGTAACACCAGAAAGCACCAACCTCATCAAAGAGCTAAACAACTACAGTTGGCTTGAAAGAAAGTCTAATACACCAGTAGATAAATGGAATCACTTAATAGATGCTATAAGGTATGCAGTAGGCTACCAACTACAAAACCCAAACAGAGGTAAGTATATTGTATCTTAGTCCCTAAAATAAATTAAAAACGTTTATATATTAATAAGTAAAAGAATATGAAAGTAAATCTTAAAATACCTACAAGCCTAAACGAGATAACACTTGGACAATATCAAGAGTTCTCAAAGTTAGAGAATAATACAGAAATAAAGCCTGTAGATATTCAATTAAAGATGATTGAGATATTCTGTGGTGTATCGGACTTAGTGGTTAGAAATATGAAAGCTACAGACATAACAGAGATATGTAATATCTTAAATAATATGTTTGATACAGAACACCAGCTTGTAAATAGGTTTAAATTAAATGGGGTTGACTATGGTTTTATACCAGAGCTTGATGATATGACCTTTGGGGAGTATGTAGACTTAGATACATTCATAGGAGATAATGATAACTTACATAGAGCTGCAAATGTTTTGTTCAGACCTATAGAGTTTAAAAGAGGAGATAGATATACTATCAAAGATTATGATTCTGACACAAGTGAAGTAGCTAAAGAATTTCCTTTAGATGTAGTGCTTGGAGCTATTGTTTTTTTTTATCGTTTAGGGAAAGACTTGTCGGTAGCTATGATGAACTCTTTGGACAAGAAGAACGAGAAGGATTTAGCACAGTATCTAATTTCACATCCAAATATGGATGGTTCAATTCACTCTATGCAATCGCTAACGGAGATATTACAAAATTTGAACATATCACTAAATTAAATGTACACGAATGTTTAACATTCTTAGAATACACAAAAGAAAAAAACCAAATAGAAGCAGCACAGATAAAAAGTAAATTTAAGTAATATGAGCAATACAGGGATAAGAGGATTTTACCAACTAACAGAAACTATAAAGACACAGTTACTAAGTGATGTAAACGTAAACACAGTAACAACTGGGGATATATTCGACATAGACTTATCTAAGCAAAGTATCTTTCCTTTAAGCCACATAATCATAAACTCTGTTACAACACAAGAACAAGTATTATTATTTAACATTACTGTAATGGCAATGGATATAGTAGACGAGAGCAAAGAGAAAACAGAAGATATATTCAGAGGTAATAACAATGAGCAAGATGTGCTTAACACACAGTTAGCAGTATTAAACAAATTAGTAATGGTATTGCGTAGAGGTACACTTTATAGCGATAAGTTCCAATTAGAGGGAGATGCAACGTTAGAGCCTTTCTATGAAAGGTTTGATAATCGTTTAGCTGGGTTTGCTGCTACTATGGACATAGCAATACACAACGACATAAGTATATGTTAGCAGACCAATACTTAAGGGATGAGTTAAACAAGTTTGCTAAGTATGTTATTCAGCAAAGTAGAAGTAATTTATCTAAAAGTAAAAAGAACGCTTCTAAGGAGCTTTATAATTCTTTAGGGTATGATATAAGCGAGAGTGCTAAAACAACCTCATTAGCTTTTGAAATGGCTGATTATGGTAAGTTTCAAGATAGAGGGGTAAGTGGTAAAGAAAAGAAATATAACACACCTTACTCATATACAACAAAGATGCCACCACCAAAGGCTTTTGATAAATGGGTTATAAGAAAAGGAATAGCACCAAGAGGTAAAGGAGGAAAGTTTGCATCAAGAGAAGGGATTAAGTTTGCTATTGCTAAATCAATATATAAGAAAGGTATAAGACCAAGTATGTTTTTTACTAAGCCCTTTGAAGCAGCATTTAAAAGGTTGCCAGATGAATTATTAGAAGCATACTCAATAGGATTAGAAAAACAGATACAAGTAAACATAAATAAGAAATGAGCAATATAAACGTAAGAAGTCCATACTATATAACTACAGGGACTGTAACAGGCTTAAATAGTACAACTATAGAAATTTACATCTATACTGGTGCGAGGATAACGGACAGACCATCAACACCTACTTATAACCTTGAGGGATTTGCAATTAAGAATGAAGTTACTTTTGAGATAGGCGAACTTATTAAAGACTATATCAGTCAGACTTTTACTGGTACATATTCAACAAGTATCTTATGGGTAGATTATAGAACAACTCAAACTATAAACGGAGTAGCTCAAACAATAAGTGGTTATACTTATCGAAAAGCATTTAATGGATATGGGTATTTTGAAGATGGTGCTAATCCACAAAACGATAGTGCTGTTTATATAAGTAATGATATTATTTTAAAGTTAGATGATTCTCCAGTAGTATTTCCTGTTGACAATTCTATAACAAGTTCAGTAGCATATTTACTAAACGGAGAGATAGTTAGAACTGTTAATTTAACACAAAGCTCTTTAAGTAGTGAGCAAATTAGGTATATCACAAATGGTGTTGATGGAGCTGATTCTTTTGAGGATAGAGTTGTACAGTCTGGTGGTACTTTTGAAGATAATGTTTGTATTGTAGATTTTGAGGATGAGTTTATTTTTATGGACTGCGATTCTATACACGTTAGTTACTCACAAGGCGGTGTTAATAAGCTTAAAATTTTAAAAGTACAAAATGTTGAGGAGTGTAAGTATGAACCTTACAAAGTAACATTTGTAAATAAGTTTGGTGCTTTACAAGATATATGGTTTTTCAAGAGAACTAATAAAACACTAACAACAAAAAAAGAATCGTTTAAGAGAAACATAGTTAGCGGAGCAAGTTATTCAATAAACAAGCACCAAGACACAATACTAACTAAGCAAGGAAGTGAGAAGCTTACATTAAACACAGGATACTACCCAGAAGCTTATAACGATGTATTTAAACAACTTGAACTAAGTGAGGAGTGCTGGATAGAAATAGACTTTAAGACATTACCTATAAATATAGCATCAACAAGTTTAGCATATAAGACACAACTAAACGACAAAATAATAAACTACACTATAGAGGTAGAGTTTGCTAACAATACAATAAACGATATTAGATAGATGCAGATAATAGAGTTATACATACGGAGTCAGTTCTTAGCTCAAGGTACTGCAAGTGCTACAACTACAAATAAATTAGTAGATTCATCAGCAACCTTCACGACTTTAATTAAGGTTGGCGATGTGGTAGAAAACACAACAGACAATACTACTGCAAAGATAACAGTAATAGATTCAGCTACTCAAGTAACACTTGACAACAATATAATGACAAGTGGAGAAACGTATCGAATATACACCGACTACGTTAAGATGGATTTGTTTAAAGATGAAAGTGTAAGCATTTCCGATAGCATACAAGATGTTAGAGATATATCTAAAATATTCACAACATTCTCACAACAGTTTAACCTACCAGCTTCAAAGACTAATAACAAGTTCTTTAAGCATTATCAAGATACAGATATAATAAATAGCTTTGATGCAAGGTTTAAAGCTGATGCAATAATAAAACTAAACGGAGTAGACTTTAGAAAGGGAAAAATAAGACTAAACACAGTAGACTTAAAAAACAATAAGGCTTATTCTTATAAGGTTGTCTTCTTTGGGGATATAGTAGAGCTGAAGGATTTAATGAAAGATGATGACTTAAGCTCTTTAAAATCTCTTGATAGTTTAAATTTCACTTATGATGATGCAACTGTTTTAAGTAAGTTTCAAACACCAGTTACTACTGATATAGTATTTCCATTAGTAACACATAGTAAATACTTTAATATACATACAAACGATAAATACCAAAGCGGAAGTGATAGCTTAGTTTATACAGATTTAAAACCAGCGTTAAGAATTAAAAAAATAATACAAGCTATAGAATCTAAGTATAACCTTACTTTTAGTAATGACTTTTTTAACAGCTTTAATTTTCAGAATATTTATATGTTACTACATAGAGCCTCTGGCTATGTTAGTAATGCTTTAACTACTGGAGGTTTATTAACTGTGACAAATACTCTTAATGATTTAACAGTCACTACTGCTAATAATGTAGATGTTAGACCCTTATCTGATGGTAGCCTATATACATTTACTTACAATATAACACTAACAGCAGCTACTCCTGTAACTGTAAGAATAACATCTCCTAACGGACAAGTGTATGCAGAGCAAACTTTTAGTACCGCTGCAACTCATACAGTACAATTTGAAATTACAAATAATATACCTACCAATGTATTTTTTACTGTTGAGTCGGAAAACACATTAACAATAAGTAATCAGACGTTAGCAATTACAAGACTTCAAGGTCTTCTTACTGCTACATATGCTTTTCCAAATAACTCAATATTAAACACCTTTGTAGTGTCTCGTCAAATTCCCCAAATGAAGGTTATAGACTTTATAACATCTTTGTTTAAAATGTTTAATCTAACTGCATACAAAGAGAATGGTATTATAGTAGTAAGGTCTTTACAAGACTTTTACAATGAAGGAAATACTTACGACATTACAGATTATGTAGATGTAGATAAATCAAGCATAGGTAAGCTACTTCAATTTAAAGAGGTAGACTTTAGATTTAAAAGCAAAGAATACTTTTTAGTTAAAAACTCTGATGAGATTCAAGATGATGACTTTGGTAATTTAACATCTGGTAATGATGAGTTTGATGGAGGAGCTTATAAAATAGAGATAGGCTTTGAGAAGATGATGTATGAAAGATTGAGAGATACTAATGGAAACTTAACAAATGTAACACAAGGCTCTTTATTAGATAATAACTTAGAAGCAACGATAGGACAGCCATTGTTGTTGTATTGTAAAAACACTAACGCTGATGGTTCTATATTTTGGAATGGCACTACAGAAATAACAAACTATAAGCGACCATCTAACTCAAATGTAGTCTTACCATTTACCAATACTACATTAAACTTTGGTGGAGAAATGGATGAGAATAGTTTAGAGTTTAACACAAACTCTTTATTCCAAAAGAACTATATAGATTACATTTCAAGTATATTCGATAAACAAGCAAGAAAGACTAAAATAACTGCTTATCTCCCCTTAAGAATATTACTGAACTATAACTTAAATGATACGTTTACAATAGCTAATAAGAGCTATAGAATAAACACTATAAAAACAAACCTACTAACAAACAAAACAGAGTTAGAATTATTTAATGTTTTTACAAGTTTAAATGATTTACGAAATGGTATAGATGGAGGGTTACCAAGAATGGCAGACTTTGGGACTACTTCGGTAGGTTCTACAACAGCAAACACAAGCTGGACTGCTGTGAGTGGAGCTATAAGATACTGGTTGTATGTGAACGATAATTTAGTTCAAAAACAATCGACTACAACTTATCAGTTTACAGGTTTGCAAATATTAACAACATTTAAGTTAAGTGGACAAGTAGAATATGCTAATAATACATTTAGTAGATTTCAAGATATAATAATAACAACCACAGCACCTACACCTTAAATAAATTATACAATGATAAAATTAATAATAGAGGGTTTAAAATACGCAAACGGAGAGACTGAGACTATTAGAATAGCACAAGGCAAGCATAAACTACCTACAACATTAAAAGAGGGATACAAAGCACTTAAACAAGAAATAAAATGGCTATAGAGAAAACAATAGATATCAATGTAAATGCTAAAGATGCTGTAAAGGATATTACTCTTTTAAATAGTATATTAGAGGAGCAAGAGCAGATTACAATAGAGTTACAAAGAGAACAGCAAAGACTTGAGCAACAGTTAAGGGATACTCCTAAAAATTCTTTAGCAGCTCAAAGGGAACTCAATAAGGAATTAAACCACGTTAAGGATTCTATAAAAGACCAGAACTTATCTGTAAAGCAGTTAAAGGTTCAGCAGAAGTCTTTAGGCAAAGGTACTAATGACTTAACAAATGACCTTGTATCTAATGGTGGTGCAATGGGAATCTTAAACAACTTAACTGGTGGTTTAGCTCAACAGTTTAAGGATTCTTATGAGGCAATTTCTTTATCCTCAAAAGGATTGAGTGGCTTTAGAAAAGCTATGTTAGCAACTGGAATAGGTGCATTAGTTGTAGGTGTTGGTTTATTGGTTGCTAATTTTGATAAGATAAAAGACTTTTTAAGTGGTATTACAGCAGAAAGTAAGGCAGCGAGGGAAGAGTTACAAAAAGAAGCAGAAGCATTAAATCAAGCTATTGCAAAACAAGCTGGTGAACTTATTGCAGTTTCAAGAGCTTATGAGAATGGAGCTTTAAAAGGAGAGAATCTTAAAAATGTTGTAAATGATTTAAACGAGAAGTATGAAGATGCTAATTTAGAGTTAGATGAGAACAACAAGCTAACAGCAGATTCTTTAGCATTTATAGATAGTCAAATTAAATCTATAAAAGTACAAGCTAAAAACAAAGCTATACTTACAAACATAGAAGCATTATATAGTGATGAACTACAAGCTCAAACCTTAATAGGTAAAGAGAATAATAATTTTATGGTTGAAAGAGCAAAGTTAACTGACTTATTAGCTCAAAAAGCAGCAGCAGACCCTTTAGATTCAACATTAACAAATAGGCTTAATAAGCAGATAGCAGCTTCTGAAAGAAGGCAAAAAAGTATAGCTAAAGACATTGCATCTTTAACAGAACAAAGAGCTTTAATACAAGACACTATTGATAGAGAAACAAAAAGATTAGATTTAACTGAATTTGTTAAACCTAAAAAACGAGAAAAAGATAGTAAAGACTCTGGAAAATCGGCTGAAGATATTGCAAAAGAAGAAGCTGCTAAAGAAGTTGATAGACTTAAAAAATTAGAAGGATTAAAAAATAAAATTAGAGACGAGAGTGCTAATAAAGAAGATGAGGCAAGAGCATTAGAATTACAAAAAATAAGAGAACATAATAAAGCTTTAATGGCTGAGGCTTTAGCAAATGGATTATTAAGCCAAGAGTTAATTGACTCTTTAAATGAAAAAGAAACAGCTAAACAAGCTGAGTTTGATGCAATAGACAAAGAAAGAAGAGATAAAAGAAAAGCTGAGGAAGATGCAATAAAAATTAAGGCAAGTGAAGAAAGAATAAAAGAAACTAACGAAAAGATAGAGTTAGATAATAAAGTTAAAGATGCTAAAGTAGGAATAGCTAAAAACACATTGAGTCTAATATCTGAAGTAGCTGGAGAAGGGAGTAAGATAGGTAAAGGAGTTGCATTAGCACAAGCAACAATAAGTGGTATAGAGGGTGTTCAAAACGCATATACTACAGCACAAAAATCTCCTGTTACTGCTGTTTTTCCAGCCTACCCAATAATTCAAGCTGGTTTAGCTGGTGCGTTTTCTGCAATGCAGCTTAAAAAAATAGCTTCTACAAATCCAAGCAAAGGAAGTGCTGCTGGTGGGGGTGCATCCGTCGGTGGCGGTGCTCCACAACCTCCAGCTTTTAACATTGTTGGAGCTTCTGATACAAACCAATTAGCTGATGCGATAGGAGCTCAAGAACAGCAACCAGTACAAGCCTATGTAGTATCTAACGATGTAACAACAGCACAGAGTTTACAAAACAATATTGTTGAAGGTGCAACGATAGGATAAATACAAAATAAATTAAAAATCTTTATATAATAATATG